TCAGATATTTGTGCGTTGTATCTATCTTCTAGTGCTTCTAATAGTGCATCTCTTAACATTTCCATCTTCTCCGTGCCTGACGGATACGTGAGTTTGGATCATTACGAGTTTTTGCTGATGACCTTTTTAATTGTCCTAGTGATCTAGCGCAGTATGATTTCCTACGATTAGCAGCTTTTGATCCAGGCTTCACTTTTCCTGTCACGGCTGTTTTTAATTTACTTCCAGGGTTTGCAGCCCTGTAAGCTCTTACACCTTTTGCTGTCATTCCAGCTCCAGATTTTGTTGGTCTATAATTACCACCTTTAGTGGTAGTTTTTCTAATGGGGTTTTCTTTTTTTCTCATTAAATCATTCCCTTATAATATTTTTTTAAACTTGGATTACCAATTGTTTTTCCATCTACATTTAATTTTATAAAGCTACCCATATAGCCACCGTCAGCTGCTTTTTTTCTTTTTGCAAATGTTGCAGCTCTTGAAGGTGTTGGTCCTGTATTTGATTTAGCTTGTTTTCTTGCAACCGCACCTGCACGTTGTCCTTTAGACATTGCTCTTGCTTTTGCAATTGGTACACACTTAGGATATTTTTTTCTTTTCTCTCCACCGCTTCTACCGCATTTAGGATAAGAGCCATCTTTCTTTTTATTGGCTATGTCAACCCAGTTTTCTTTAACCCAAGATCGTAATCCTTTTTCAGCCATGTTATTTATTTGGTCTTCTTGCTTTACCAAATCCTTTTATTTGAATGCAACCAGCCATACCACCTTTAGCAGCTTTTTTTCTACCACTTGGTTTTATTTTTCCAGAGCAAACTCCTGATGCATACATGTTTGCATAAGCTGAAGGATAGACCTTAAACTTTCTTTTAGCTGCTGCTTTTCCTTTTGGACAAAGTTTAGCCATGTTATGCCTTTGCTGTTTGTTTCGCTCTTTTAAAGTTGGCTGCAGTTGGTGAACCTTTGGCTCCTTTTTTTCTCATCTTTTCACCTGAGCCAGCCTTGATTCTAGCTTTTTTGGCTGCGATGTTTGCGTATAAACCTCTACCAGCCATTACTTAACCTTGCCACCTTTTTTCATAAAGCCCATTTTGTTTCTGACTTTAGTTGGAAGTTTTGAAAGTCCTGGATTTTTTTCTTTATCAACAGGTTTTAGTGAACCACCCATAGCTTTTTTAGTTCTTATAGGTTCATCCGTTCCTTTTCCAGTAGAACCTTTTCTAGCTCTTTTTTCAGCAAAATCATGAAATTTTTTTAAAGTAGCAATGTCTTTTACTTTTTTGCCAAATTTTTTAATTCCTTTTTTAATTCTAACTTCTTGAACACCTGCTTTGCTTCTAGCTTCTCCAGTTTTTCCACTATCTGCTCCACCACTTTTGCCAGCTACAGATCTTGCATCTTTCATACTACTAGACATAAAATCTTTACCTTTTTTTTTAGGTGTCCCATCTTTATACATAGGTCGCTTCATCATTCCGCCACCCATTTTACTTACTCTTCCACCCATTTTGTATTCTTTAGGTGTTACTTGTTTATTGAATCTATTGTTTGCCATTATTTTTTCCCTCCGTTTTTAAATATTTGTGTTCCCTTTATACCATAAATACTCGCGACGACAAGTATCCAAAGATTAGTGAACCATTTTGGGAGCTCCGAGAACATCTCAAAAAACAGTTTTACCTTGTCCATCGCTCCCGGATCATCCGATACGACTGCCCAGGCCAAAATCGCGATTGGCAAACTTAAAATTATCAAAACTGCCTCGTCCTTCCAGTCTGATTGTCTGGCTTCAAGTAGTTTTCCCTGGTAAGCTTCTTTACCTTCGGCCATACGAGAAGCGTGCATCAATTGTGCGTCTGACATTGCCATTTTAGTCTTTTGTTTGTTAGCATAAATTTTTGATCCTGCCGAAACAGCTAGTTTTATTGCACTAAACCACATAATTAATTTCCTCCTCTAATAATTGACACTTGATCTGGTGTTTTATCACTAGATGGTAGTGTTTTACCTAAAATTGTTTTTTGAATTGACGTATCTGCACGTAATTCTGCTAGTTCTTCGTTCTGATCTAGTTTTTCTTCGACGTTTGCTTGGTTCATCATAGCTTTCATCTTGTCTAGGTTCATTTTCTCTTCACCTTCTTTTAATTTTCTAGCATTTTCCTTAGCTTGAAGGTCTAACTCTCTTGCTTTTAGTTTAGCAATAGGGTCATTACCAAAATCACCAGTAATTTTCTTCTCTTCTTTAGCAAATTCTTCCATCATCTCTGCAATCAACACTGCTTTTCTTGATTCTATCTTCTGTTGTAGCATTTGCACTTGATTTTGTAGGTTAGGATTCTGCATCATGGCTTGTCTGTTCTGTAACATTGGTATCATTTGTTGTAACTGCATTAATTCATCTCTAAATTCTAATTCAATTTGTTCTTGTCCCATTAAACTAATATGTTCTAGACAATTTTTTTCAATTGCAGCAGAAACTGCTGGTGCATTTTTTACCATGTTAGTTCCCATAAAGTTTAAGTGAGCAGTAATGTGTGCTCTGTGGTCCTGACCAGGAAATGCTTGAAAATTTTTTCCAGCTAACGCATCAATATGTTCTAACGCTGGATCTTTTGGTGTTGGTTGTGGTGGTTTAATTAATATTAAATCAATATCTTTTACCCCCAGTGCCTCATACATGTTTCGATACACTTCGTATTGATTATGTATTTGAGGGTTTGAGGCAGCCAGTTGCATTTCTGTTTGAGCTAAAGATATCCGTTGAGTCTGGCTAAAGATGTTTGGATCAGCAACTGGTAAGATGTCAACTCGGTCGTCAAAATCAGTTTGCTTGATTTGATTTTGTCCACCGATTACATCATAGGGGTAAACTGGAGGTAAGTATAATTTAAATACTCTAGCTAAAATTGTAAATTCTTTTTTCATTGCAGCATACATTCTCTTGTGGATCGCAGACATTACTCTCGATCCTCTTTCCAACATAGCTACTGTCGTGCCCACTGCTGCTTGTTGGTTCCCGTCTCCTACCTGCAGATCGGCAATCGATGCAAATCGTTGCCCTGCTTGTACCACGACACCCATAAGTTGTAATAGAGTTTGAGATGGTTCTTTAAACGGTAAAGTCATGAATGCATCTTTCAAGTTTCCACCTGGTGCATCAACATCTCTAAATTCTCCGGGCTGTATAGATTGCGCTTCATCTCTCATTTTGATGCCACGCATTTTAAATCCTGCTGGTAAGTTTGATAATGTTCCTGCATCTAACAATTGTCTAAGGGCTGCAGTTGCTGTTCTTGATAATCCACCGATCATATGTGTTAAACCAAAACCATAAAAACCTAGTCCTGGTAAAAATTTAAAATGTACAAAGTAATTAATTTTGTTTTTCTGTGCGTCTCCTATTTCATAGTTTCGTCTGATAGATAAAACTTTTCTTGTGCCTTCTTCTACAGTTACAACGTATGGAATTTTTATTCCTGTTGGTTTACCGTCTGCACCAGAATCTTCAAAGCCTTCAAGATCTAAATCAACATGACATTCTAAAAGGGTATACATTCTTTGGTCACGTCCTTTTGATGTTCCGTCTAATTCTCTTTCTGCTTTTTCAGACTCAGACTCATTCATGTATGATGGATTAATTTCTATGTCTCTATAGAATCCACCGACTTGTTGTTTTCTTAATTCGTTTTCTGACATACGAACTTTGTGTATGATAGCTTCACAGTCATCTAACGATGTTGCAGTATATGGTACAACAATATCATCTGCTGGTACAAATTTTGAAACTGCTCTTTGCATAATTTCATCGTAGTAAACTTTTTTAAATGATGAGCCTGCAAGTGGTAGATAAAATAACATTTGATCAAACTCTGCTTCGTACTCTTTCATCTCTGACATGATTTGATAATTCATAAATTGTTTTACTCGTTGTGACTGAGCTTCTTTGTCAGGTGTAGGCATACCTATGATTTGAGTTCTAACTGGACCTTCTGCCGGTAATAATTCTTTATACGCTAATGCTTGAAACTGTGTAACAGCTTCAGCTAATACTGGATGCGTCGCGCCGCTTGCTCCTTTGAAAGGTTCTGTTCTGTCATCATAATTAAAACCTAATAATTCTAATCCTTGTGTATAACTTCTTTCCCAATCTTTTCTTGAAGATTTGTAATCCATGTAATTTTCACACATCTTACTTCC